GGAGTGCGCTTGTTTTCCACTTCGCTCATCTTTGATTCCTCCTATTCAAAGAAAAGGGCAGGAGAAAAACCCTGCCCTTGATTGTCATTACGCCTCAGTCTCAGTCGGATAGTAGATATGCCAAGGCAGGGTGTCCGCTTCGGGAGTCAGGTCTGCCACACACTCAAACGTGAACTTCGGCACAGCCGCTTCCTTGTTCTTGCCTTCCAGTTCAAGGCCAGAAGTGCAGATCGCATAGTCAAACACAATGATGATGGGCTTGCCCTCAATGGTCTTGCCAACATAGGCCAGGTTCTCCACATAATCACCCTCGTTGATAACAGCGCGAGAAGTGATCTCGGTGTAACCAGTTGCAGTAGTGGATGCCGCCACGTTAGCGATAACAGCCATGTTGATGATTTCAGGAGTCAGCTCAATGGGGTTAATCTCCATCGTAGCCTTCTCGCCAATCTTGGCAAACAGGCCCTTCACCTTAACCAGCGCACCGTCAACAGGCACGTCGTAGAATTCGGGGACAATGGACACCTTAGAGCCGCCAGAGGTGGCGCACAGCAGGGATTCAGCGAAGTTCCAGACATCCTGGCCGAACTTCAGACCCTTGTGAATCGTGCCAGCACCCAGCATGACTGTCTTCGGAGTTTTCTCGGTGATACCGGAAGACTTAAATTCAGAACCGATAGTAGCCATATCAATTCACCTTCCATTCTTGAATATTCAGATTGATCTTGATGGACTTCCAACCCGCAACGCCCGTAGGTACGACCATTGCAGAGTCATAGAAAATGGCAACCCCCGTTCCATCGTCAAGGATTGCCGTAGTGGAGATATTCTTTTCGACTTGCTCCTTGTAGGTTTCAAGGTCAAGCCATGACCCTTTCGTCCATCCGCGCAGGATGAATGTGGTTTCCTGATGCCCATTTTCCGTCAGGGTCGTGGATGGATGTTCAAGGCAAGAGCCAAGGAAATAGGTGTCAGGAAGGTTTTCGTCTCCCCATTCCATGTACGCATAAGGAAGGCCAATGCCTTCCAGCAGCGTCCCGACATATGCCAGGGTCGCAATTCTCATCAGGCAAGTCCCTCCCTTTGCAGTCTTTCGAACTCCGCAATGACAGCGGGTTTGGTTTGGATGAATGCATTTTCCAGCGTGTAGGAAGGATCGCGACCATTGGAGGCAATGGCATTAGAACCGTACCTGTCGCGAATGTATGCAGCAGCACTTTGCGCATCTGCCTGTGTCGCGTAGTGGGTGCTTTCCGGGCCGTCATACGGTTCTCCCTCATTGTAGACCCACCAATCCTGACGGCCTTGCTTGCCACCATTCTTGACAGTATCCGCATGAGAACCCGTGCCGTATTCTTCCCAGTATCCTTCTTCCTTGTCCGTGCCAACATAGCACACGCCAGCCGCTTCATCCACCACGCTCTTATAAGAGCCTCGCAGCGCACGTCCTGCATCTCCATCCAACCGAACATGGCGGTTTGCATGGGCAGCAACCTCAAACCCAGCTTCCTTCAAGCCTTGAATAGCAGCTTGCGTCAGCTTTGCCTTGACCTGATAGCTGAAGTCTTGGAATTGTACAGCCATATTACCGCCCCCCGGTGTATTTCAGGTAGATTTCCCACTGTGAGCCTTCTTCCAGTTCCATCGGATTGTCAATCAGCATAATGTCATACACCTTCCCCTTGATGACCATGCGGCTGTTCTCAGTCGTAATTCGGCTGTCCAGCGGTACATAATCACCAACAAAGATGTGCGTAGACTCCTGAATCTTGGCATTGAAACTGGAATAGCCCGACTTACCAGAGGAAAGGTCAAGCCAGCCGCGCAACGTCTGCACGGTTGACCATTCCTTGACTTGCTCTCCAATCGTATTCTTTGTCGTGGTATTTACCTGAATCTCTGCATTGATGTTCCCGCCGATGCCCTTCATACGCCGATTCCCCTTCCGAAACGACATCGCATGTAGGGTTTGAGGAACTGCACCAGCGATGCGGGATAGCCCAGCGCGGAATTCCACTCATCCAGGTTGATGTAGTTGACCGTGTGGCGGGAGATGGTTTCAGACTGGATACCAGCCTTCGTCCTGTTTTCAATCTCCCACGTCATCATATTGGCAACGCCCATCTTCACATCAGCCGGATACCTGACAAGCGTCACGAACACGTCAATCTCATCACGGGTCTTCTCATTCACCTTGAAGGTATCGTCATCGGCTTCTTTGATGGTGTACAGACCATCATTCTTTTCAGATCCGCTGATTTGGACGGTATCGCCCACCTCATAGGGCTGAAAATCCTCGGTAGTGAACAGGCCGCTAACCACATCACAAATCCGCCCCGTGCCGCGCACCTGGAAGTTGTTATTCGTGTATCCGCGAATCTGCTGTTCAATGCCAGCCAGCTTGGCTTCCAGGCATTCGTCCGTGTCATCCGTCTTGACAAACTTTCTCAGTTCCTCAACCGTCATAATCATGCCAGCACGTCCTTAATGGCCTTGATGATATCGGCCTTTTTTCTTGCATTGCCCAGCTTGATGCCCGTGTCTTCTGCCAGGGCTTTGAGCTGATTCAGAGTCATTTCTTCCAGCCCTGCAATATCAACAGGCTGTTCCTGGGACGGTTCTTCCTCCTGCTCCGTCTCAACAGGCTGTTCCTGCTTGCCGATGCTGTCCAGTGCGTGAGGGAACTTCGCCTTGACGGAAAGCTCCGAATAGGTCACAGCAGGGACGGAAGCCAACTTGACCTCCGCCCCCACCGTGAAGCCCTTCTCGTCCCATCGGACTGCATAGGTCTTGCCAGCGTGGAGCAAGTAAGGAAGACCGTCAGCCATTACAAATCGCATCATGGTCTTCCCTCCTTTTCTTAGCCGTTGGTCTTAATCAGACCCATCTTGATGTTCTTGGGGTTGAAGCGCAGAGACCAGTTGGCCTTGTTGCCCAGTTCAGCGAAAGTGGGAGACTCATTGGCGATGTTGTCAACAGCCAGGGACAGACCATTGGGATGCAGAACACGGCCCTGCTTGGTATACAGCATCTCAACACCAGCAGCAGTCTCAGGATCGTAGTCCACATAGTAGGAGTTCTCGTAGTTGGTCTTGTTCGCGCCCAGGAAAGCACCCTCGCCGAACAGGTAGGTCTTGTACACAGGCACAGTGCCAGAGTTGTCAACAGTGTAGTAGTTGGTGCGCAGGACAACCTTGCCGCCGATGGTAGGCAGGGACACTTCGCCCTGGAGGGCATTGCCGCTGTTGAACTTCATGTACTCCACGAGCTGCATCTTCTGGTAAGCAGCGAAAATCTTGGAGTGCATAACGATCAGACCCAGACCGCCAGCCATATCACCCAGAGCCTGTTCCTCAGCGTCAATCAGGGTGGTCTCGTTAATCAGGTTCGCCTCACCCACAGTGCCAGTGGTAGACAGGTCGAGAACGTGGTCAGACAGCTCCGCAACGCCCAGAACAGCGTCGGCAATGTTCATCAGTTCGTTCTCCCACACCTGACCGTAATACTCAGCCACGCGCTGCTGGATATGACCCATAGGATCAGCACCAGTCAGTTCCTTGGTGAAGTCGTTGGCCTTGAAAGCCTTCATACGCTGAACCAGCATGCAAGTCTGCTTCTTGCCAGCGATCTCAACAGGAACGTTGTCAGTCAGACCGTCGTTGTTCAGCGCAGCCATGCCAGCGTCAAACACGTTCAGGGGAACATAGAAAGGCAGAGTAGCAACGTTGCCGCTCTTGCCAACAGCCTCCATGATGGAAGCGTCCTGATGGACAATGCCGGAAGCGATAATGGGGTTAGACCAATAGTTGGCCTCGTTCATCATAGAAGTAAAGACTTCGGGATCAAATGCGAAACCGCCGAAAGTACCAGTGCGTGCCATAATTCATTCATCCTTTCGATTATCGTTTTTGTGTTAGTTGTTGAAGAGCTGCTTGTACAGCGTGGAGTTCTTCTCTTTCAGAGCGAGACGCTGTTCGTAGGTCATGCTACGCGCACTCTCCTTGGTGATGGGTTGCTCGTTCTTATCGGGCTTATGCAGCGCGTTGGGCTTGTACACCTGATAGCCGTCGTTGCTGTCGCCAGTAGATTCAAAATGGTCAGGGTTCTTTGTCTGCAACCTTTCCAGCATGTCATCCCAACCCTTGACGTTGCCGTTATCATCCATCTCCGCAGTCTTGCCTTCTTCTTTCAGCATTTCGTGCAGCTTGTAGGTCATATACGGAACATCCTTCGCCTTAGCGGACAGCAGACCAACCTTGATAGCCGAATCGATCTTGGTCTGTTGAAGTTCTGCCTGGAGCTGTTGCACCTGACCTTCATAGGCAGTAATCTTGCTCTGCAAGGCTTCCTGCCCCTTGGTGGACTTCTTCATGTCCTCAATCAGCTTGTTTGCCTCGCCATACTGGCTGTTCAGAGAGTCGTACTCGCCTTTCAGTTTCGGATAGCGAACATCCATGTTTTCATGGCTGGTGGTGTAGATACCGTTCGTCTTCATCGCCTCGGAGAAAGCATTGGTCTGCTCATCCGTTGCGCTGAAAATCTGCTGCAAAATCTCGATAATACTCATGTTTTTTCAAATCCTTTCGTTACGCTTTTTACACGGTTGCGTCGTGTGATTGGAGGGCTTTTAACGTCATCCCCGGACGTGATATATAAAAGCCCTGCCACAGTGTGACAGAGCTTTTATCCAAGTAGTTTT